CGACTACTACCGACGATAGGGATTGAACCTACGACCTTGGGGTTATGAGCCCCACGCACTTCCTCTGTGCCACGTCGGTTTTTGTTGTTTTTTACAATATGAGTAAATGCGACATGCGAGGAGGGGAACAATTCTAAAACCCCATTAGTAGAATGGCTTACATAGCCAAATGCCTACGCATACGACCGCCAGATGAACCAGCACCGCCAGACGTTCCAGCACCACCAGATGAACCAGCACCACCAGACACGCCCTCACCCATAATCAAATCCTTCACCTTCTCTGCCTTACCTGCGTAAGGTGATAGAGACGAGCAGAGGGACTTGAAACTGTCCTCCCACGAACCACCGACCAGACGAGCAACGGCAGATTTGGAGTAAGATGGCTGGGAAGAGACAGACAGAACGTCGGCACGAGACAGAATTGCGGTGTAAGTTTGACTTGTTCCACGTTCAATCGTGAATACTCCCGAGTTCATAGTAATCAGCACAATCTCGTAGGGGTTCGCTGCGTCAATCGCTGTGGTAGTGTTGTTCTGGTAATTGACCTGAAATTGAAGTTGAAAGGCACCGATACTACCAGGAGCATAAACGTCGTCCAATTCAATATGCCTTCCCATTTCCAGACACAAAACAGAACCGCAGGTAGAAATCTGCTTATAGCCAGAGTTAGTGCCTGAAACAAAAGGCACATTATCACCGAGGGGAGCGTATCCGCTAAACTCCGCCCACGTTTGATTGGAACCTGACTCAACAGACATACGCCACAAATCCCATTGTGTAGCACCAGAGAGGAGACCTGCTTTGTTGTTGAAATTGAAATTGACTGCGGTAATGGGGAGGAAACTATCACTATCAAAAATGGTCTGGGAGGCGAGAACTTTACGGACGCAAATAATCAGTTTGTCGGGAACAGAGTTCAACTGAATTGACTGAAAACTCACCAGACCGCTCGTGCTAAAAGTGGGAGGGACTGCGGGGGCGGGTTGTGCGGCGAGGGAGGGGCAGGGAGTTAAATACCGAGGATACTCGGCAAATGGCACCACATTACGAGAGGAAACGAGGTCGCTGGGCTGTCTCGTGTAGAACTCCATAAGAAGACGAGCGTTAGTAATGCTTCCAGGTTGAAGGGATACGACGGGTGCTGCGGCGAAAAGTGCCTCATTTGCGAGACGGACAATCTTATTTGGCTGACCGAGATTGAAGACAAAGTTGAGTGTCTGGACACCATACATACCCTGATTATTACTCTTGGGGTCGCACCAGATAAAAGGCGACAACATAAGGGGTTCCTGTGTAGTGAAGGTGATTACGACTGTACGGTCGTTGGAAGCAATAGAACCTTTGGGGTCATTACCAGTAATGGAGGTAATGGCGAACGAACCTCTGGGCTGAAAATCTTGGTCGTTGCTGACGTTGTTCCAGGCGGCGAGAGGGTTGTTGTTGGTGCCGAGTGCTTCGTCATAGTTCAAATACGAGTCATACATAGTGGGACAGGCGTTGTTGTATCGTGCGAGTTCCCTTCGGTCGTTGAAGCGGAGCAACTGGAACATTACGTCTCGCTGATTTTGACTGACGGTGTTGTTATTAATCGTCGCCTGAATGGTATTACAGAGCGATTGAAGAGGGAAAGGACCCAGAGCAGAAGCGTAGCCATAATTGACGAGGACTGAACCAGCGGGGGCGGTTGCGGCGAAACTACCAGTAATGGAAACGGCGATAGTTGCTTGGACCATAATACGTCTGCTGAATACCGTGCTCTCGCTTGGTAATTGTATATTCCAGGTGATACTGGAAGTAGAGGTTGAAATGGCGTTATACTGGGCGGGGGTAATGTTCTGGGCTCCCTTAAAGACGGCATAACGGACCTTATCAGTAGTGTTAAGGACGTCGTCTTGGACGCAAACTTTCTCAAAATCGCTGGAAGACATTTTGTTTTATATAACTATCATAGATAATATTTTTGGAAGATTATATTTAAATAATTATAATCTTTCATTTTTCACTAAACTTCTGCTTAATCTAATCCTTGGTCTTTTCTCCTAAACATAATTTTCAGGGAACAATTACAATTATTCTGGATAAAGAAGTCGTGGTATATGCCATATATGTCTTTCCATTGGACGCTTATCTGGACCGCCGAAATTGGAGCATTTCCGTTCAAATCAATTAATCTATATTCCGCCGTTGGTAAATAAAGAACTGCTGGGAAGTATTCATCTCCTCGGCTGACATTTACCACTAAATCGGTGATTTCGTTGCTAATGTTGTCGTTCTGCCCCTGCGAGTTATTATTCTGCCTTAATATCTTTGGGACACCGATTAATTGTGGAAGAATTGGGAGAAGTGAAGTATTGAATACTAATGACTGAATTGGAGATAGTGTGGCACCCGTGCTATATGGCTGTTCCATATATAAACTGTCGTGTAGAGGTTGCCCTGTTCCAGTTCCACCAGCGACAAAATTGGAATTGTATTTGCTATAATTCTGTATAAGATAGTGTGCTTCATCTCCATTAATTCCAACTATCGCAGGGTCTAAATAGGTTGCGTTCAGGATATTTTCAAAGGAACTAAATAGAGTAAAGAGTTGATTATCAAAATAGAGGAATGCCTTTGCCGTGCCTGTGCTTAATGGTTCTTGTTCCCACGAGTGAGGAGGGACTGGGACGGGAGGGGCAGGGGGTGTGGGTTGGACGAATGCGGTTTGAGGGAATACCAGAGTTGCCTTATTGTTGTCATTATCCCATAGCATATAAGGGTAGAGGTCTGCGGTAATATCATATGGAAGGGGTAAGTATGGTGCTTGATTAATTGCCAAAAACACCAACGCCCAGCAATCCGCTAATGCTTTATTCACCATACTCACGAAGAACTGAAAACTATTCAGCCAATAATAGTTGGAAGTCGTTTTTACTAAATCCAGCGGAAATGTTGGAACAGATGGAGTTCCATTTGTCCCTGATTGTGTAAATGATTGAGGGATAAAGATTACTCGCTTCTTCTCAACCACAGCAGGATTAACTCCGTCGTCATATTTCATACTGACATAGTAGATAGTTTCGTTAGGGAAATCAGGTGTAGCGAGTGTCTGGTCTAAATTAATCTGTGGAAGGCACATAGGCATACTTCCAGGAGTGTCTAAACTAAACCGAACGATAGAGAGGAAATAGTCGCTTGGATTATCTAAAATCGGCGAAGACCTTACCTCTGTGAATGTCAATCTATTTAGTTGTTGGCTATTTGAGGCAGATGAAGATGGATTTAGGGTATTCACTACATCTAAATCATAGTAAATCTGTGTAGGCGTTGAATTAGACATTTGTATTATATAATTAATACAGATATTATTATTTTGTTTCTAAATTATTTCTTTTTAATATATTTATTTTTATGATTATTACATATATGCGATTTTATTGGATTATTACCTGTATTAATCTATATTAATTGGCTTATTACCGTAATAATGAATTCATTTTTACCATAATAATATAGAATATTTGGATTATTACATAGTATTTATTAATATTATGGAATAATCTAATGAAAATGGCAACTTTACTGGAATAATCTATTAGTATCCGCCGTCGTGGCTGGAATGTGAGAACATATTGTCTGGAATGCCGAGGTATTTGGTGATAGTGTTATGTGAAACCCTCTTCTTCCACGAAGACATTTTATTCATTCTGTGAGGTTTGCCATCTGCCTTAAAGACGGTGGGACTGGACTTATACCACGTTTCGTTGAACGAGTGTTGGTCTCCTGAATATCCCACAACCCAATTGGCATACGGCATAAATTGGACTTGCGAGTCGGTTATTTTAACAACCTTACAATACTCGCACTCGTTTCTATAATATGTGGTGAAGTTGTTTTTAACAATATCGCCCAGTTGTAAATCACAAACATTTACCTCAACTTCCTCGGCATCTGGCACATCTACGTATTGCTGTTTAAGATACTTTCTTTTGTTGTCAATATAATATTTAACTACACCTTGTGAGTTTGGTTCGGTGTATATGGCTTTTAACATTCTGCCATTATAAAAGTTTCTCCCAAATTGGTCCTTATTGACTTGGTCGGCTGGGATTGTGCCATTTGTGGCAATATTGGTATAATTGAGTGTGCTTGATAGGGTCATTAGTTTTTCTATCGTGTTGGCGATAGTGATATTCTCCTTTGCGATTTGCTCTTGGATTAGGGCAATTTGCTCTTGTTTGCTTTTGACTGACTGTTGGAAGTCGGCGAGGATTTGCTTATGGAAAGCGATTTGCTCGGTAGTGGTGGTTGGTTGCGACATAGTGTGGCTGGTTATAATTATATATATAGGGAACTCTTTAAGTGAAGATTTGTTTAATATATATACACTAAACAAATATTATAATTCCTAAATGATTAGGGTTGATTTACGGTCGGGGCAGTTGAGCGAACAACGGCATACGACACGGGTCCAGCGAATGTGGCGACCAACGAGGTTGCGGTAAAGGACGCTCCTGCCTGAATGGTGATTACCTCGGTCTGTCCCGCAGCACCTCCTGCCGTGGGAGTGTCGTATTGGAGAAGCACCAAATCGGTCGCCTGAATAGGCAGACACGGGACGACGAGGGCGGTTGCGGCGACTTTGGTGAAGGTTCCCTGTTGGAGAACGACAAAAGGGGCGAACCCACTTTTAAGATTACCTAATGACGAAATTGACATTTTGTTTTATATAAGTATCATAGATTTTATTTTTATAGATTTATATTTAATCGCCTAAATGTTTCCCATATTGAAAATAATTATGGAATATACGCCACGCCTCCATTTGTCCCCCCCACCTGTATCCAATCCACATAACCGCTTTGTTGCCCTGTTGCGACGAATGATTGAGAAGTAAAACTTTCACAGGTTGCGGTAGTAAATCCAGTTAAACTATTGGTAGTTCTAAACTTGTTAGGAGGGGTTAAAGTAAATGAAGCAGGGGCATTCGTGTATTGGTTTGCCTGAATATTCATTACTCCTACTAAACCTGCCCCGTTATTAGAAGCGAAATACTGTCCGCCGAGTGGTATAGCACCGTCTATTGATATTTGAAACTGATATTGTTGTCCGTTAGGTATAACCAAAACGGTCGCTGGTGCGACGGGAGTTCCAGTAAAGTTGTATGAGGCAGTTCCATCTTTTGGTATGGAAAATGCCCCATCCGCAACGATTGTAGCCGTAGTAGTATTAAGCATAGAACAACTACAAAGGATATTAGTGCCATCTGGGAATTGTTGTGAAGATGCTATAAAAAAACTTCCAGTAAATGTTGTAAGTTCCATATCAGCAGGAGCAGTCCAATTAAACCAGAATTGACTTGTGAGAAGGTCTTGCTGTCCTGCTGGTGGAGCGACGAATGCTTGATTATACACCTGTGCTGGTGCGAATGTTTGATATGTTCTATCGGCTGTAATTATACAGGTAGAGTTTGAAGTTAGTGGTGCTGATATTGTTAATGGCACATTATCCACACTATTCCTATATACAATTGTTCCAACATTCGCAGGAGCGTTTATCCACGTTGGGACACCATTCGCTATACCTAATATATCACCAGCGACAGGGACATTAGTGAATGCTCCTTGTTGTGCTGTTCCATTTCCATATGGTATTTCACCTACATTCGCTGAAAAATTAAGGTATATTTGACTATCTCCCTGCCCTCCTGCTTGTTCAAATAGAGGAGGGATTGCCGAAACTGTCCCACTACCCCCTGCGTCTTTCCACGTTGGAACACCATTAAGAACGCCTAAAAATTGAAGAGCAGTCGGCGTATTCGTTAATGCTCCTGCGTTATTTGGACCACCCGTGCCATACGGTATTTGACCTGCTGGTCCTGCTGCGAAATCAATAGCAATTGTATTATTCCCTCCTCCTGCTGTATCTACGAGTGGGAATACACCAGTAATCAGCCCACCTGCTCCTGTCGGCGGTTTCCAAAGGAGATTAGTGGGGGCTGTTCCGTCAGCCGATAGAACATAGTTTGCTTGTGCTGGTAATACTGGTGCTGGAACTATCGCAGGGTTTCCTGCTTGGTCTCCTGATAATAGGTCTCCTTGTGCGAGTGCGATTGCTCCTGGAACAACAGCCCATCTTAAACCGTCAGTTTGGGTGCTGTCAGCCATTAATATAGTTCCATTTGCTCCTACTGGAACTGCTACTTCTACGGGTGGATTTTGGTCGTTCGCTGATATGAGTTGCCCTTTTGTGAGGGCAACACCTCCGCCCTGCGGTATTAGTTCGTCATATATTTTTCCTGTGAGTTTATTAATTATACCTGAAACGGACATATTTATTATATACAATAGAAGTAGATTATATTTTGGCTAAATGTGATTTATATTTTAGTGGGGCAAAAATGTTTTTAGTGGGGTAAAAATATAAACTTTGCTATAAAACTATTAAATATATACTTATGTAATAGTTTGTTATTTTGAGCCACTAAAATCACATTTGACCCACTAAATTAGGAGGTGCTGGAATAGGAACAGCCGTATCAACCTGAACTTCTGCTTCTATATCTCTATTTATTTTAATACAACAACATTCTACCGTTTTACATTTAGATTTATAAACTATTGAAGCACCTTTTAACAACAGCCCTATAATACTCGTCAAAAAAAAAGACCAAAAAACTTCGCTTAACATTCATATATTATAGTAGAGATAAATTAACTAAAAGTGCCGACCCCTTGACCGATAATAGACCAAAAAGAATTGTTGTCGTCGCCTATAAATTGCTGTGAGACATTTCTCGTTGTGATTGTGTAATTGTTGTAAGCGACTGCGTCATATATAAATGAACCAGTAAAGATACAGGAATGAGGTAGGGTTGCGTGTGAGCGGACATACTGATAATTATTATATATTGCCTTATAATTTCCCGACCAAAAATTAACACCTGTAATATCACTCCCACTCGCCGACGGTGTTCCCAAATCAACCCAAACTTGAAAATTACTACTTACGAAGAAACTCACCGCCCCTGACGAATATACAGCCAAAGTTGCCCCTGCTCCGTAAGCGTGTTTGTAGGTAGGTGGGTTTAATAATGCTAATGAAGTATCCGCCGTGTTTTGCGGTGTTGCTTCTTCTATATAACAACTATACGGCGAAGTTTGTGGAGCAGTAAAAGTTCCACCGAGAAAAATATAACCATAAGCGGTGGGTTTGATTATATACACAGAATTATTGAGCGAATTATTAGCAACATCTAACCACGCAGAAGTATTGTAATCATAATACGCTCCATAAGCATAACCAATAGGCGAACTATTATCTACGGTAGTAAAATCACCACCGAAAAAAACTCTGTTTGAGTTGTAAAATATAGCGAACACCTGATTATTCACCCCTCCCAGCATCTCGGTATAAAATTGATTTAATCCTGCTACATAAGGGTTTGCTATTTCACAGATGTAAAAAGCAGGTGCTCCGTTTGATAGAGATTGAAAGTTTCCACAAAACGCCAACGCACCATTCACATCTGTCATACCATAAACGGTATAGTTCGCTCCTGTTCCAAAAATGAGTGAAGATGAGTCGCCCATAGGGTCTTCTGTATAAGTTCCCAAACTCACTCTTGTTATATTATATTGAGGTGTTGCGTTGCCGTTGATACTATCAAAAGTTCCTCCAATAAAAACCCACCCGCCCTGCTCGTAAAATACATTCACAGCAACAGGAGCACCAGCGGAGTTCGCCACAGTTATATTGTGTAAAATATTTACAGGTGGATTGTCGCATACTCTTATATTGCCTGTTCCAGTTTCCGCCAACCATACATTACCATTACTATCGTGGAAAAATGCTTCAAAACCGCTTGGAGCGAATATAGCATTTCCATAATCGTTCCAACTATTCGTATTCGTCAAACCTAAATTAGTAAGGGTTAGACGCTGATAATCCACCGAAGGAAGCGGAAGGGCAACAGTAGAAGCGTTGCCGTTTGTGATTACTGTATCGGGATAGTATTTCACATTTGAGAGTGTAGTTGTTAGGGTTGTTGGAGTATTCATAAGTTGTGTTATTTGAATGCCGTCCGTATTCCCACCATTACCAATAAGAGATAATGGAGCAGACCCTACCGTTCCTACCGTTAATGCTGACGTTCCTACTGTTTTGAGGACATATGTAGGGGTCATTTGAACCTTATTAGTGGAAGTTTCTACTGAAATCGCATTCTTGAATACATTTGCCTTTGTTGTTGCGATTGTGCTGTCTATTGAGGTAAAGCCAGTCGTCGCTTGTTGGACTGCCTGACTGCCTCCATTGGTGAGTGTAATTTGACTGGTTGTTCCTTGAACGTTTTGAGTGCCGACGTTGAGCGTTGAGGTAAGCGGAGATAATAGCGATACGACGGGTGCGGTGGGTATAGCATTATTTACTCCAATATTAGAACCTGGGGTAATACTTGCGACACCTGCTCCACCAGCGGAAGCCCATTTAACACCTACTCCTGCGGAACTATCGGCAGTAAGAACATAACCATTTGTCCCTAATGGGAGTGTCTCTGTATTCACACCATTACCAGCCAATAATGAACCTAAAAGGGTGCCTCCTTTGATTTGGAGTAAATCTCCTGGCTCACCTATTATGAGGGCAGGTTGATTTCCCATTCCTACTGTGCCTGTCTCAACCTTGACACAGCCCAGAGTGTTAAAATCAGTAGCATCTTGCGGGATTGCCCCTATTGGTGTGAGTGCTGAATTACTGACTTGAAGCACCGAGCCGAGACCTTGCTGACCTAATGGGTGGTTCCACGGAATGAGGTCTGGGTATATCTTATTCTTGTATTCAGGGTCGTTAGAATATTTATCTATAATACTTGAAACGGACATATTATTATATATATAGATATGTAGATTATTATTTTATCTAATTATATATATTATAATGAATACTTCCATTCCTGATAAAGCGATTTTAAAAGATATGGCGGATGCGTCATATCAAAACGATTACAGTAATACAATAGATGGATTTAATCTCGTTTTACAAACTGATACTTTAAAGTTCTTTAAATCTACCTCCCAGCCCTTTTTAGTAGTATCAGTAAGAGGAACAGCCGATTTTCAGGATTTTCAGGCGTGGGTTCCCTCTGCTATTAACAATATACAGAATACCGAGCGATATAAAATAGATACTACCGAGTTGCTAAACTTTCAGCAACAAAATCCACAATCAGCATATACTTATTACGCCGTAGGTCATTCCCTCGCTGGTGCCATAATTGACGCTTGGCTGAAAGCAGGATACATTACCGAGGCGAGAACTTATAACCCAGCCATCTCATATACCGACTTAAATAACAGCAACATAAACAATTACAGGGTATATAGCGACGGCGACCCACTATATAACATTATGGGACGCTTTGCGACTGGAAAGAAAGAGGTGAGGAAATATAAAGTTCCAGATGTAGCGTGGTATAATGTCAAAGATAGGATTTTAAAACAGCATACTCTCCAAAATCCAATATTCAAAGGTGGAAATGTATTTCTTCAATCACTCGCCAGAACCAGACCTGTTTTTTAGTGGGTCAAAGTGGGGTTTAGTGGGTCAAATTGACTAACTCTGTATAGTAAATAGTTGTTTTAATAGATTATAGAAAGTTTGCTATTTTGCCCCACTAAAACCAATTTTGCCCCACTAAAATTAATTAAACATTTAGAAGTAATTAATATAAAATGACTTAAAGATTATTTTCTTAATATATCATATAGAACAGAATGTCCGCAATCACCACAACCGAACCCGTCGCCATACCCGTCCCCAAAACGAAGAAGCGTTATATTTACCCTCCCGACAAAATTAGGGAATACAATAAGCGAATGTATGATAAGAACAAAGATAAGGAACGCTATGAGTGCCCTGTCTGTTTTGGAGTTTATACATACTACAACAAATCGCACCATACTCATAGCGAAATCCACCAGAGAGCCATTAGGCATTTAGAGGATAAGAAGAATAAGAAAATGAACCCTCCCACATTAGATACTCTTTGCGGAACTGTTGTCTATTTAGACGAAAACCATTTCTGTAAGGACTGTCAGGGCTTTTTCCAAGACGACGAAGTTCATTTATGCCCGTCCCTGTCCTTATCCCAGCCCGTCCCCATAAAAATTGGCGAGGAGATTAAGGAGAACGGGGTTTTTGAAACCGAGGTTGTTAATTGGAATATAGGGAAATAGGATTATTTAGGGAAAAATCTAATTTAGCAATTTTTAATTAATATATTCTTTTAATTAAAAACTACTTAAAAGAATAATATTATAGTATATTATAAAATGACCTCCACAACTTTTTTGGCGATTAAGGGTAAAACTACCAACATTAGCAATCCTGCTAAACACGAGCAAATTACTTCCGCTTTGCTCGTTAGACCTAACTGCTATTATGAGATAGTAGAAACTAACAAAAACCAGCGTGTTTTTGTGGATTTAGATGGGAAGTTTAACGGTAGTGTTGAGGACTTTAATGCCCTCAATAAAAAGATTGCCGACGCTCTGCTGTCTTACGCTGTTCTGGTTGGTGTTAGGACAGCGTCTATGTTTGGGGCTAAAAGTTATAAATGGGATAAAATCTTAAAAACTAATGTTTTAGAAAAAACAGAAAATAAATTATCTTTTATTATTACATATAGAAGAATGACGGCAGATGTGGCAACTATGAAAAGTTGGATTATTAACGACGAATTACCCAGATTACAGGCATTATTTCAGGGCATAATCCCAATATCAACCAGTTCAACTCCAAACGAGTTAAATGTTGATACAGGGGTTTATTCACACCATAAAGTGAGGTGTCCTAATGCTTGGAAGGAAACAGAGCAAAAAGAAAGAATTAGTAAGGTTCTTAAAGGCACTATTGACGAAAATCTCATTCAAAACATAGCAAACTGTGAAATGATACAATCAGCCCCTGCCCCTGTGGCACCACAACCAATACGCCAACCACCAGTCAGTAATTTTCCAGTCAATCCTGCGGAAAACGTTATTGTCGTTAATAACTTCAACGAGGTTTTAAGGGCATTATGTGAGAAAATCCCACACAACAAATGGTATAATACGCCTGACTGGCTCCAAATTAATTTCATTTGGAAAAATGAGGGGTGGTCGTATGAAATATTTGACGAGTTTTCCAAAAAATATGGCGACGATAAATACCACGCTGAAAACAACAAAAGAATATGGGACAGTAGCAACAAAAAGGGTCTTAATCAGGCGACATTATGGGGTTGGCTAAAACAGGCGGATATTAATGAGTTCAATACACTACAACACAAAAGAAGCGATTTTTACACGCTTATTCAAAATAATATCAATAACCTTGACCTCGCCATATTATACTACAATATTCAGCCAACCAAATACGCCTACTCAAAGGTTAGTAAGTGGTGGGAATATAGACCCTCCAATATACTCGTTAATACAGGTGAGGAAAAGCCCACCTCACTAATCAACAATATCGGCTATACCCTGCGTGAGTATTTCAACGAACAACGCAAATTGTTAGATATGGAGGATAAGGATTATAAAGAGCGAAATGAGGCAATCTCAAAGATATACGCAAAGTTGGGCGTGTCGTCATTCTGTAAGGGTGTTATTGACTTCTTACCAGACCTTTATTATAATGAAAATATTGAGGATTTTATTGACGCAAATACTAATATAATTGCGTTCAATAATGTTCTATACGACCTCACCACAAATGAAATTAGACCCATTAAACCAAACGATTATGTGTGTAGAACCTGTGGGTATGACCTTATCAACAAAAGCGACCCTAAAACGAGGGAGGAATTAATGGATATTCTTAAAGGCATATTCCCAGATTTGCCAACGAGGGAATATTATATTGTAGCCACAGCCCTCGCATTCTTCACCAACAGGTTTGAAAACTTCTATGTTCTTACTGGTAGGGGGCGAAATGGCAAAGGCGTTCTGGATAAGTTGATTAAAAAATGCCTCGGCAAATATCATTACACCGCCGAGCCAACATTCCTCACAACTATCATTAAAGCAGGTGTGCCAAACCCAACCCTCGCCGAGTGTGCTGGTATTAGATATTTGAGCGTGAGTGAGCCAGATACAGGAGCCGAGAACTGTTGTTTAAATGTGGAGTTTGTGAAGGGCTTAACAGGTAGGGATAAAATAACGAGCAGAGGGTTATACGAGAAAAACAAAACATTTGAAAATACATTCTCGGTGTTCTTACAATGTAATACCAAACCAACACTTAACAAAATAGATAAAGCAATTTGTGAGCGTTTGAAATGTGTTCCCTTCACCGAGCGGTTTTTACAAAACCCAGACCCAGCCGACGACCACCAGCACCCAGTTAATGACAAACTAAAAGATATTATCATAGAGCAGAAATACGTTAATGAGTTTATGTTATATATGTTTGAGGTGGCTTATGCCAATAAGGACACAAAGCCAGTTATGAGCGATTTATGTAAAGACAGCACAAACGAATATATTGAGGAAAACAACCTCTTCAAGTATTGGTTTGACACCCACTATAAGAGGATAGTTCTTCCACCCAACTTCAAGAAATTAAAGAAGGAAGAGCGAGAACAATATATCGTCAGGATTAAAACATCTGCCCTACTTAATGAATATAATGCTGGGAAGGAAAAGCACGAGCAAACAACGGCAAAGAAGATGAAAAACGCCCTAATCTTTAACGATATTGAGATTTCCACATATAATGGTTCGCCAGTTATTCAGGGTTGGGAGAAAAGGGACGAGGACGAAGAAGACAGCCCTATTTTTGAAATAGACGAATAAATTAAATAAGTATTTATAATATTCTTTTGCGTTTAAAACTACTTAAAAGAATAATATATAGTTATATTATAAAATGTTAAATGCTATTATAGAAACTGACTACCAGTATGGCAGAAAAAAGGAGGGGGAGATTTTGGATAAGATGAATGTGTTTTTTCAGGACAACATAAAACAGACAGCCGAGCGATACGATACAAAGGATTATTTAGGGGAAAAATATAAGTATGAAGTCAAAAGTCGGCGAAATACCTACAAGGCATACCCAACAACCATAATCCCCACTGATAAGGTAAATAATGGTGTGAATTATGTTTTCCTATTTAACTTTACAGATGGGTTATATTACATATATTATGACGAGGAACAATTCAAATCATTTAGGATAGACGTGTTTAGGCGGAATGACGGCGGACAGAACAATCCCAATAAACTATATTGGTATATTCCAATTGAATATTTAAAACAGATTATTTAATGAAAAGTATATAGATTTATTTTCTTTTATATAAGTATAATAGAAAATGACAAGTTTTGAAAATGATTTAGAGAAGAAGTTTCAAGAGAAAGGTATTTCCGCCTCCTCCATTAAACTTTACCTGAATAATCTGCGAAAACTCAACGACGGGACAGAGATGACGAGTTTTAAGTTTTTGGAAAAGCCCGAGAAGATAATGGAAAAGTTGGTTAAATATAAGCCGACCACTAAACGCAATTTCCTCATTTCAATCGTGTCGGCACTAAACACCGACAATAATCCAAAAATCAAGAAACTATATGGCAAATATTATGACCTTATGTTGAGTATGAACGAAGAGGTCAAGAATATCGTTCATTCCGCAGATGAACTACCAGAGTGGAAGGTTATTACCGAGAAGGCAGAAGTGTTGAAGGCGGAAGTGGATACATTCAAGGACAAGAAGACGATTAATCCGCCTGAATATGAGACCCTACTGAAATATGTGGTTCTTTCACTTTATACCCTACAACCACCACGCAGAAATGGCGACTATCTGGAAATGTATATCGTGGATAAGTATGATACTGATATGTCAAATGACAAGAACTATTTGAGTAGAACCACCGCCGAGTTCATATTCAACTCATACAAGACAGCCAAAAAATATAAACAACAGGTGGAGAAAATATCGCCAGAATTGGTGGAGGTATTGAGGATATATTTGAAGTTCCACCCTTTTCTTAAAAACGGCAAAATACCAAAGGGGGTAGAAGATGTAAAGTTTTTGGTGTATCGGGACGGGGAGGGTGTATCGCAGATTAACGCAATCACCCGTATCCTCAATAGTGTTTTAGGCAAAGGTATTGCGTCAAGTAAATTGCGTCATATCTACCTCACCAGTAAATATGGAGACACAGTTAAGGAGCAAGAGAAGGACGCCTCGGCTATGGGACATTCCACATCTCAACAAAAAGATTATATTTATTCCTAATGTAATAATAATTCAATATATTATTTTATCTCAATATAATATATTAAAATGCCAGAAGGATATGTTGTTGCTATTCCTACCTATGATAGAGTAGATATTCTACAAGAAAAGACACTACCTTTACTATTAGCCAGAAATGTCAGCCCATCTTCTATCTACCTATTTGTAGCGAATGAAGAGGAGGAAAAGAAATACAAAGACGCAATACCGAGCGAGAAATATAATAAAATTATTGTCGGCAAAAAAGGGATTTCATATCAACGCAATTTCATTATTGACTATTTCCCAGAAAATCAGTATATCGTTTTTATGGACGACGATATAAATAATGTGGTGATTAAAAAAAAGTCCAAAGTCGGCGACCTTACCAATCTGGATAAGTTTTTCAAGGAGAGTTATACAAAGTTGAAAAAATACGATAAATACCTCTGGGCGACGAAGAATATGTATAACCCATTCTACAAAAACCTCGCAAAAGACGAGGCAGAGATTGGCTTAACTGTATTCAGCGGTGATTTAATTGGAGTGATTAATAGGAAGAAGATGAAAATTAAACATACTCTGGAACGAGGCGAGGGGGAACAAATGGAACTCGCCCTAATGTATCAAAAAGAAGATGGTGGAGTAATGAGATTTAATAATGTAATCGTTATTACCGCCAAACTGACAGATGGCGGAAAAATCAAAGAAAGAGGAAATAAAGCGGGACGGGTCAAGGATTTATCATATAATGTGAAATTACTGGCAAAGGCATACCCAGAGTATGTGGATAAAATATTCATTCCAGAGTTCTCGTCTCGTGAGAAAATCCTGTATAAAAAACTGCCACTCCAAAAGGTAGAAGGGGCTGGAAAGAAATTAAATATTGATTTTGACGATAAAGAGGGCGAAAATGTTTATTATAGTAAGGTGGAAGACGGTCCAAAGTGGGAAAGTATTAAAAAGCGACTATATGACAAATTGGAAGATACACGCATACCCAAAATAGAGGGAAAGCGTAGAGATGGCAATAAAACGAGGGGAGATGTTCTGGGATATAACGCATACACTATGACTTTCGGCTGTGGTGGTCGCAGAGGTCTCGGCGTAGGCGAGTTTTCCACCAACGCAAAGAACCCAGAGTTATTTGATTTGTTGATAGAATATGGCAATTTAATCTGCCCCAAAGGGTATGAATACCAAACCATTACCGTCAATAAAAATATGAAAGCGAAAAAACATAAAGACGGAAGTAATATGGGAATGTCGGTAATTAATGCGTTGGGAGATTTTACTGGTGGCGGACTTTTTGTGTATCCCAACTCCAATACAAAGACACCAGAGTTATATGACCTCAAAAATCATATTCTCGTCTTTAATGGGGCAAAACTCGCCCACAGAACCGACGCATACAAAGGAACCAGATATACCTTCATTTACTATTCACAAAGGAGCGAATGTGTGAATAAGGGTAAAACTATGGTGGGAGGCGACTTCTTTGACGACGAGGACTGGACTACGCTTACTGGCGGTATATGTAAAATAACGGGTGA